AGATTCCCGCAGATCGTGTTGCTTGTTATGGGTTATTCCTATTTAATAAGCGAATGATTACGATCGGACATGCAGTTGATACGTTGCATCAAAACCCGCAACATAATTTATATGTTGGTTGTGATTCATTTGATGGTAAATATTATAAGGCTAATTTATTACAACATATGAAACGAAGAGATATTTCTCTTTGGGAAGTTAAGTGTCCTCAGGAATTTCCAGATTTAACAAATTTATTCATCCCGCGTTCTCAACTTTATGAATTTGAATCATGTAATACAATGATGTGTAGATTCGGTCAAAATAAGAAAGAAATTTATCTTTTCGGAACTTGTGAATTTGTAGAAGCATTTTATAAAATTGATTCAAAAGGTGCCCAAGAATTTGGATATATAGATTGGGCAACACATGACATCACCTTAACATCAGGTGGTGATTGTGGTTTACCTTATTATGTTTGTGAACGATCACAACATCAAAACAAAATTTTAGGTATTCATTTTGCTGGAAACGTCCCTGGACATCAAACCATAGGATTAAGTGCCTTAGTATATAAGGAAGATTTGATTCAGTGGAAGAGTTATACAAAACAACAAAAATGCGAATTTTGTGATTTACAAAGTTTACAAATTAAGAAAGCAACTCATTCACGATATGATATAAAGAATCATGAAATTGTTTGGAATAATATGCATGATTCTTCCCCTGCATCTTATCTTGAAGAACTTAATTATTATTTAGATTGTTTCCCTAGATTTAATGGATTAATTAAGAAAAGTTCTGGTGAAATATTATATGGCTCAATTGAACATTCACATACACATTTCATATCAAATTGTTATGAAAAATTAACTGTTACAAATGGTTGGCAATTATCAACTGCCGGTGAATTAAATTTTGAGACACATCATATTGATCCAAACTTAGAAATATTATATAGAGTAGTTGATGTGGAATTTAAGGCCATATTTAGAGTATTTTCTTCACAACCATATGCTAAAAATTTCCGACTTTATATAAATGTTTATACAAAAAATCAAAAACCAAGAGCAACTGTGCTTTTGGCTATTCCCGTAAGTGATTTTAATGCGGTCCCGAAAACTGATCGCCAAGTAATGTCTCCGCTGCGTCTAACTATGGACGAGGAAGTCTATGTTACAGAAGATATCAAAGATATCTTTGATACAGCAATTAAACGAAAACAGCGAGGTATACTTCCTGACATTCCTTACGAAACTGTTGAGAACGAAACAGTTGAAGTCATTGGGATAACACATAGGAATATGACACCTTTTCCAACACAAATGTATAAACCAACTCCTTTTTATTCACATTGTTTAAAATATGATTTGGAACATAAATTACCAGTAAATTTTGATATGACACAATGTCCCGATGATCAAAAGAAACTTATGGTTCGTGATAGATTAGGTAATTATAATCCTAGAGTAACGCAAGGATTGAAATGGGCGCATAAAGATTATGCCCCAAATTATGATTTGCGAAAGTATTGTAAGCAACAATATATGAGTAATATAATGGAATATTATGCCG